GCATCATTTGCTGTTTAATCTGATCAGCAACGTTATCAATCTCACCTTCAATGCTACGGCCTACTCGATAGCCAGTTACCCCGAACTTAAGCAAGTCAATCATCAATGGCACTAGCTCAGGAGAAAACTGAGCAGCTTGCACAGCACGCTCCAAGAAGCTAGATGTAGCACCTAAGAACTCTACACGGTCTGCTTTCTCTTGTTGCTCGTCCATGTAAAGCATAGAATCTGTAGCTACTTCCACACGGAAGGTACGCATTGGGTTGTTTTTCAGCAATTCCAACGCTTGTGGAATCAATGGCTTGTCTGCGTCATTCAATAACTCAGCGCCACCAATCTTTAACAATGTTTCAGGTTGGAAGTGTTGACACATAATCTGCGCTTTAACACGCAAAATTTCAGATGCAAACAATGCTACTTCGTCTTGGTACTGCTTTAGACGCAATGTAGCGTATTGACCCTTGATTTGCTGTGCTGTAGCAGTTTCAGATGCTACGGATGCACCACGAATGATGTCAGAGATACCTGTGATGTCGTAAATCTGATTCTTAACTTGTTGCATGCCTGTGTATGCCATGTTTAAAGCATTGGCAATAGGAGCTAAGTCAACAAAGTCAACTACACCACCAATACCGCCCTTCTCAGCGAATGCAGCATAGTTCTTAACAGGAATCAGTGTATTGTTGTCGCCCTCTGTAAACAAGCGAGCCAATTCAGGCGTAGCTGCGTCATACATGCCACGCACCTTCAATGCGTCAATCAAGCCTTTAATACGGTCAGCCAACACATCTAGCTCGTTAGCTTGGTCTTGATACAATGTAAAGTCAGGAACAGGAACTAAGCTCTCGTTTGTTAATGTTGCATACAATGGCTTAGGACATGGGAAGAAACTTTCCAACTGTAACGGATCATCACGGCTATCAAGAATCTTGCCCATGGATTTGCTAATCCAATAGACTTTCTTTTCTTCTCTATCCCATACTTCATACACCAAAGCACGTTTAGCCACGCCTTCAGTCATCTTTGTACGTTGGTCATCAGGACTTGAGTCCAATGGGATGGTAGCATATAGGTTGCCAAAGTGTTCTTCAGGGAAGCGTTCTTTTAGCATCTTGCGTGTCATATAGACTTTACGCCATACGACATTTACTTCGTCCCATGTACGACCCCATTGATGTCCGAAATCTCTCCAATGCACATAGTCAACAGGAGTTTGTTCAATGTCTAAGTATTCAGAGATTTGGTCTGATGCTTCTTCATCTTCAGAGATAAATGTGTCGTCAGTTTCAATGATTGGCTCATAGCGAATCCATGCTGTACCACGACCACCTAAGAAACGGTCATATACGCAAGCTGTCAATGATTCTTGGAAGTCAGGCGTATGTGTAATCTCAAAGTCTAATGCACGCTCTAACAGCAACGCTGCAACACGAGCTACAGGGTCATTGTCCTTGAATCTGCGGGCAACATCAGGCTTAGGCATGCGACTGAATGTAGCTGCCTTCAATGTCTGCACATTTGACCATAGAATGTTGTAATGGACTTGTGCTGTAGTTTGAGTGCGGTCATCCTTGTACCGCTTCAATATCTTCTCTACACGACCTTCCCATTTGCCAAATTCTTTGTCGTATTGAGCAAACATGTCGAGATACTTTTGTACCTCGGATGTCACCTGCATTACCTTAGCCATGACTTATCCTTATGCGAATACGACTGTAGCGCTTACTGTGCCACCTAATACAACATAAATGCCGTTTTGTGTGCCAACAGGGAATTGATAGTAATTTCCTGCGGCTGGTGTGAATGTATCTACAATTTTAGTAGTAGTTGTAGTCGTAGCTGAATCGTACACAGTGATTGTAGGTGTGCCTGATGCAGCAGATACGAAAATACCAAGCAATACGCCTGGGATTGGTGCTACATTGCCTGTTGCGCTGATTTGCTTATATGCACCAGCGTTAAGTGTTGTCCCTGCCATGTTATATCCTTCCAGATGATTTAGTTCTTGTTGTTTGCCATAACTCGTCTAGTGTTACTTCATTGTCGCCAACAGTAATACCCTTAATTGGCTTATCTTCCATCTCTTGCTTGATTTCTTCTTTCCAACATACAGCTAAGTAGCGGAAAGCGTCAGATGCGTGAGATGTCCAGTCGTGTCTAGGCTTATCCTTAAATTGCTTCTTATCATCATCCCACTCACGCTGATACTGTTTAAGCGCTTCCAATCCTTCTTCACAGCGCTCTTTATCAATCCATATGCGAGGGAACATCAATCGAGCTGCTTGAATGCCATCTTGCATAGACAAGTTAGGTGTTATAGCTAAATGCTTCCAATCTAAATGAACAGCAAGTTGCTCGATGATTGATCGTCCTCCCGAAGCAAGGGTTTTTGCTCTTGCATCATGGGGGAGATGATGGGTTGCGTACTTATATCCTTTTGATAGAACCAAAGCTGCATAATGCTCAATAGATTTACCAGAGCCAGCGTAATAATCAATAATATGTACTTCGCCTTGTATGACTTGGTAGAACCAAATAGCTGTATCGTCAGAATAGCCCAAGTCCCATGCAGTATGCACAGGAATAACATGGTCATAATCAACTTTGGTTATCCTTCCGTCTTGTTCGGCTTGATATAGCTCACGGCCCCATATTGCACCAGGGATAGCTGCATCAAAGTCACAATCCATCTCTTGCCGCCATGCGTCCTCTGTCATCTCAGCTTTTAGAGAATCCATCTCAGACTGTGGCAATATGCCTGATTCTTCAGCTACTATCTTTAATGCTAACCAATCCTCAGACTCTGTAGCCCGCTTATAGGTTTCATAGAACTGGTTACGACCTTTAGGCGTACCAATAATGATTGCTTTGCCCTGTCTATCAGCTAATGCTGGTCGTATGATGTAATTCCATACGCTAGGCTTCCAATCACCGTACTCGTCTGCTACCAAATAATCGAAGAACAGACCACGCAAGCTATCAGCATTATCTGCCCCAAAGAGTTGTATGCGTGAACCATTAGCGAAATCAATCCTAAGCTCAGACTCATTTACGGTAGCACCCTTAATTGGTTTAGTGAAGTATTTAAAATAATCCCACGCTACTGATTTAGCTTGTTTATAGAATGGAGCGATATAGGCTGCCCTAAAATCTTGCCTTTTAGTCCTTAATGCTTCTCTGATTAAGTGATTTACACAGGCGACTGTCTTGCCAGCCCTACGGTGGGCTACTACAACGCTCCATCTCTTGTCGCTAGTATGTAGTGGTTTAAATGCCGTCCGTGGCCTATACAGGATCGGTATCTTGTTCATCACTATCTAGCCAGCCATATACAGCACTTAATGTTTCATCATCAGCACTGAC